ACTATATAGTTTATTTTTTAAATTTATATAATTTATTTTTTAAACTATATAGTTTATTTTTTAAAAATAATATAATTTATATAACTGGTATTTACTGGTATATTACTTAAACTAATTTCAATATTGTCGTTAGTAACACTTTTTATTTGAACTATTATATTTTCTTGTACTGAAGAAAATAAATTTGCAGTTATGATAACATTAGTTGTATTATATGGATTTATGATACTTACCAAATTTGAATTAACTAACACAGAATCTCCTATTATTGGTAAATTATTGTATTTATTTGCTGTTACATTACCAGAAATATCAATATTATTAGGTAATATATCGTTCATTAATTTACCACTTGTTATTTTTGAAGCATCCAGATCAGGAACCCTATCTACTGATAAAATCCCTGTTGTAATTTTTGAAGCATTTAGTTCAGGGATCCTTTCATTTGCTAGGATTCCCGTTGAAATTTTAGTTGCATTTAATAACGGTATATATGCACTTGATGTTATTCTACCATTTTCATCTATTATTTTATTATTGTTTACAAAATATCCATTTGTACAATTAATATTACCAGAAACATCTAAATTATAATATGTTGTTGATTTACCAATACCTACATTTAAATTTGTATAATAACTGTTATTATTTATTAGCCAAAGCATAGGGTTTTGTGTTGATATGTCTAATAATGTCCCGTTTTGATAAATACCCCCTGTAAAATTTAAATTACCTGTAATATTTAAATTATTATTTATATTAGTATTACTGTTATTAACAACCAATAAGTTATTAACGTTCATGTATTTATTAATATTTAAATTACCACATATGTCCACATCTTGATAATATTTTGTATAACCAGTAATTTTGGTATTACCTTTTAATATTGTATTGCCAAATATATTTAATTTTTTATTAGAGTTGTTGATTTTCCCTGTTATCTTGATATTTTTTACTTTTTGCAAACCATTTAATGCACCAATACCAAAATAATTACCTTTATATAAAAACTTGTAATATTTATTTATATATTCTATATTATTGACTTTCAATATTAAATTATTATTTTTTACTTGTATATATATTTTTTGCCAGTTTTGGACGGGAGTATAATTAAAATTATACATTGAATTCGCTTTTTCAAAAAATTGTATGGTATTATTATCATCTATTAACAAACAATACCCATTTATCTCTTGCATATAAGCTAAATATGTATTTACATATGGTTGTTCGTTGTAAAAATAAAACCAAATACCACGTCCTGTTGATATAAAATCGGCTTCAAATACAAATTCATCCAGAATATTATTATCAATGTATTCATATAAATTAAATTCTACTATTGATTGAACACTACCTATAACTTTTTCAGTTAATTTAATTTCATTATTTGAATTGTCAAATAAAAAATCATTTCCTATTAAATACTTCGTATAAAAAAAATCCCCAATATTATTCATGTCGATTAAAATACCATTGTTAATAATGTTTCCAGATAGTTGCAAATCACTTGTTAGATCTAATTTATTTAATACATCTAATTTATTATTTTCTGTAATTATTGGACCATCTAATTGAATATAACCGTTGCATTTCATATTTCCATTAATTGTTGTTTTCTTTAAAAACGATTCTCCAAATACCTGTAATTTCTTTGTACAATTGTCATATTCAGCATAACATTTTATATTTTTTACTTTTTGTGTCAAAGTATTTGATGAAGTCCATCCACCTAATCCAATATAATTGCCTGGTTTTTCTGTGATAGTAAAAGTAAATATTTCTACATTATTAATTTTTAATGTCACTGTATTATTGTTAATAATTATTTTACAGTTATGGTAACTATTATTTATTAAACTGTTTATTGAAATCTGATTAATTATTAACCCATCCTTATATAATTGTAATTGGTTTTCAAAAACATTTAAATATATTGTATAGCCACTTAGATCTATATCATAATTTAAATTTTGTATTAATATAGTATCATATGATAAAGAATTAAATAATGATATTGTAAAACCGTTCCCGTTATTTTCTTGTTTTGATGAGTTAATATATAAATCAAATGAAAAATCAATATATCTAATATCAATATTAGGAAGATAATTATTTAAATCAAATTCAATCACCGTTCTTACTAAAGAATTGTTTTCATCTGTAAAAGTTATAATAGATGATTCATATTTATAAACATTATAATCATTTGTAAATACTTTGAATTTAATACTCGGATCATATGTATCGGTCATCATGAATAAATAGCCATTAAATCCTAAGTTTTTATTAATCATTATATTATCAATACGCATATTCCCACTAATATCAACATCATATGTTGGATTTGCTACACCAAAACTAATTTGTTTTGTTAATGAATTTATTATAAATATATCATTAACATTTAATGATTTATCTATAACCATATTCCCTATATTGTGTGTATTTTCATTTATTGTTACGCTTTTTTTTACTGTTAAATTACCACTAATATCTACATTTTCACCAATATTTACATTTTTATTTATTATCATAGATTCATAAAAATGAGAATTTTTTAAAATATCTAACGTCCCTGCAACATTTACATTACCTGTTGAATAATCTACATTAAATTTATCCGTATTGATATTAAAAGACTTTGATAAATCTATCTGTTTGTTAATATTAATATTATTATTATTAAAAATAATGGTGTCATTAATATTATTTGTTAGTAATTTATTATTTACTGTTAATATATTATCAATATAAGTATCTCCATTAATAGAATTAACGGTAAATTTATTTGTATTGACATTAAAATTATCGAGTATGGATAAGCTTCCTTCAGAATTAATATTGCCGCTTATATCAACTATAAATTTTGTATTATTCACTATTATTTGTTTTGATAATTTTAATTCACCTACCATATACACATCACCAGAATTCTGTACCGTAAAGTTATTTGCAATGCTAAAATTGGAATTAAAATTAACATTTCCCGAAATGTTAAAATCCCCATTGATATTTAAATTCCCTCCAATGTTTGCATTATTTGATACATCAATGTTCCCTTTTACCAAAACATTTTTATTAACATTGTCTGCAATTAAAAAATTATTAACATTTAAGTTTTCATATATTTGAACAGATCCGCTTATTTGTGTATTACCTGTATTATGATTTACAATAAATTTATTATTTATATTAAAATCATTTAATAATTTTAATATCCCTTCAATTGTTGTATCACCTGTTATTGCTTCTACAATAAACTTGGTATTATTTATTTTAAAATCTCCTTGCATATCGACTGAGCCATTTGTATAGACAATAAATTTAGATTGTCCTACGTTTAATATACCTATAATATCAACATTTTTGGATAATGTTGTATTTTCAAATACTAATAACGTACCTTTTGTAATTACATCACCAGTATTTGCAATTACTTTAAACATATTGTTATTTATAGTAAAGTTCTTTGACACGTCAAGGGTACCGCTAAATGTTGCATTTGTACTTGCATCAAATATTAGTATATCATTGACTTTATATCCTTGTAATGCTTTAATAAAACCATTTACTTCTAATTTATCATTTGGTTCATTAATACCCACACCCAAACATCCAGAACTTGTTAGAATAGAAACTAAATTATTATTTGATTTAAATTCAACAATAGGATACGAACCAATCATATTTACAGTTAATGCTGTCTCTGTATCATGATTTGTTACTATAATTGCATCTGTCACTTGATTACCAGTATCTACCGTATAAGTAGTTCCTTTAATAAAAAAATCTCCTTCTATTTTCATATCTCCTAATAAATGTAATTTATATGCTGGTGTTGACGTACCAATCACTACATTATTATTAGTATCGACAAATATACCCGGGTTAACATTACCTTTATTTCTTATTAAAACATTATTTGGACCAGATATTTTTAGAAGATCATTCTCTACTGTCAATGTTCGGTCGCTTATCTTTTCTATTATAATTGCAACCAATCTTGCTAAAAATTTCTTAGATATTCCACCAAATGTTTCATTTGTATTCTGAATGAAATTATTATTCATAATATTATAATAAATTAATAAATTAAATTATATAAATTTACATAATTTAATTTAATTTTTTAATTTAATTTATTATTGATTTGTCTATATCATTTTCTACTACACCTACTTTAAATAATAAAGTATTTTGAAATTTTTTATAATATGGGTGTCTCATATAACTACATGAACACCCGTAATCTCTAATTATTTCTCCGTTACTATTTACTTTACATATACATTTTTTATTTTTTGATATATGATTATCTGTGAACATTTTATAACTTTGAGTATTAAAATCTTTTCCTTCGTTATCTAAAATATTTATGGTTAAAGATTTTATATTACCTAACTGCGAAAATCTATATATCTTGTCAACACCTTGGGATTTTGTATAAAAACAATCTCCATTAACATAATCAGGAAATAATATTGAAAAAGCATTACTTGCTTCTGTATTTGTTGCCATATCATTTACATCCTTAATCTCATCTATATTAAGTAATAAAAAATTTTCATCTTCTAAACTTAAGTTTATTAATTGAAATTCATATAATGTAAATAAAGTTGTATTAATATTGTATTGTAATTCATAAACTTTATCAATTAATTCAGGCAGAGGACGCGTAATCCCATATTTTATATATCGTATATTATCAATAATATAATCTTCAATTATAGTATAATTTATTGTATTAAATGTTAAATTATCATTTCTTTTCCAATTTGTATTTATTAATGTTGAAACATTAGTTGTATTACTTGTTATATCTTTTCTAAGATATGAATATTTTCTTGGCAAAATTGCAGTTTCTAACTTTATATATTTTACATTTTCAAATGTTTTATATATATATGCATCTTTTGTTTGCGCTACTGGATTAAAGTATATTTTATATTTAAATGGATTGGGAAATTTTTCTATATCCCTATCTATACTTTCAATCATTATAATATATTCTACTAAGATATCAACTGATATCTTATCTGATATATTATTATATATTAATTTTGGTTTATTAAATTCATTATTATTTAAATATGGCATGCTAATTCTATTCGTATCATCATAATTATTATATGATGACATTATATTATTATTGTTATTGTTATTATTATTGTTAATTTCACATGTTGATATAAAATTATTGTCAATATTAGAATAATTTATATTATTTTTAGAATTAGAATTAAAGGTAATTGGATTTATACTATAATTATTATTTTTTATCATATATATTATATATATGAGTAAGAAAAATAAGTTTAACCCGAATGATGAATTTAAAAAATGCGCTCCAAATAAAAAATTTGATAACTATAATTATACTTGTTTTTCTCTTAAACAATTAATTAAAATGTCAGCTAGTTATAATAAATTTACAAGCAATAAAGACAAACAAATTAATTTAGATACTAAAGATAAAAAATATCTGTTAAAAGAATTAATTGATAAATTACCCGATACTTGTAAAAGTCAAGAATGTTTATTAAAAGAAGAATTTGTTGCTGTTTTAAATGATTTTGATTTATTATATAATACACTAAGACCATTAGGCCCTAATGAAAAAACAAAATGGTTAAGTTCTTCTGATATTAACCAAATTATGGTTCAATATACATTTAAATATCCTGAATATAAGTTTTTTGGCGCTTTACCTATTGATTTTGAAACTATAGAAATACCAATAAATTATGAAACAAATAATTTTTTTAAAATATTATATAATATGTATACAAATGAAAAATATAAAATTGGATTTGTTTTAAATTTAGACAAACATAATCAATCAGGATCTCATTGGGTTGCTTTATATTCTGATTTAAAAAATAAACAAGTATATTTTTTTGATTCGTATGGTATTAAACCAAAAAAAGAAATTGTTAAATTAATGTCAATGATAGCATATTGGATAAATATTAATAATACAATTTGTAAATATGATAATATTACATTTACTAAATATGATATGTTAAAATTTACAAAGGGTAAAAGTAATAAATTTACAGATATTGATATACAATATAATATTATTCGTCATCAATTTAAACACTCAGAATGTGGTGTTTATTCTGTTAATTTTATTTTAAGATTATTAAATGGTCACAAATTTGATACAATAACAAAAAATATAACTTTAGACGATGAAATTAATAATTGTAGGGAGATTTATTTTAGATTTGATCATGAAAATAGTGATTAGTTAATTATTTAATAATGTTTCTATTTCTTTTTGTTTTTCTTTAAGATTATTAAATTCTGTTAATATATATTTTTCTTTAGTTAATAATTGATTATATAATTTATTATTGGTATTATTTTCTAATTCTATTATTTTATTATTTAATAATAAAATTTCATTTCTTCCATTTTCATTTTCATTATTTAATTCTATTAATTTATTGTTTAATATATTAATATGATTATTTTTTGTTTGTTCTAATTCTTCTATAATTATTAATTTGTTCTTTTTATATTGTTCTAATTTTTCTATTTCTGTAACTAGTTTATTATTGTTACTTTCGTATTCATTTATTTGTTTGCCTAATTTTTCTATTTCTGTAACTAGTTTGTTATTGTTACTTTCGTATTTATTTATTTGTTTGCTTAATTCTTGATTACTATTATATAATATTATAATATTATTACTTAATTCTTGTATCTTATTATCTCTATTATTTATTTCAATTCCATATTCTTTTATATTTTTATCTTTATCTTCTAGTATTTTTTCTAAAATATTTATTTTATTTTCATTTTCTGTAAACTTTGCTGCTATAATTAATAAATCATTGTTTTTTGTATTAATTATATTTTCAAGTTCTTTTATTTTATTATTGTTACTATTATTTATATGTTCACTTGTATGCTGTGAGTTAATAGCTATCTGTTCTTTAACTTTATTTATTTCTGTTTCAAAATAATTATGTTGCTGAACTAATAATTTTTGTAATTGTTCTTGAGATATTTGACCTTGTTGCTGCTGCATTTGAGCTTGTTGTTGCTGCTGCATTTGAGCTTGTTGTTGCTGCTGCATTTGAGCTTGTTGTTGCTGCTGCTGCATTTGAGCTTGTTGTTGTTGCTGCATTTGAGCTTGTTGTTGCTGCTGCTGCATTTGAGCTTGTTGTTGTTGCTGCATTTGAGCTTGTTGTTGTTGCTGCATTTGAGCTTGTTGTTGTTGCTGTTGCATTTGAGCTTGTTGTTGTTGTATATGTGGTTGTTGATAGTGTTGTTGCATTTGAGGTTGTTGTTGTTGCTGCATTTGAGGTTGTTGTTGTTGCTGCATTTGAGGTTGTTGTTGTTGCTGCATTTGAGGTTGGTAATACATTTGTGTCTGTAGTTGGTGTTGTGATTGTTCATTCATTATTGGATATTTAATATTATTATTGTTATTGTTATTATTAATAGAATTATTTAATGATTCTCTTTCTTTCTGTATTAATTGTAATTTGTGTTCTATTGGTACATCATCTTCTTGAATATTATCTATATTTATACCAGTATCAAATATATCTATATTATTTATATTATCATCATTATTAAATGCCATAGTATCAAAATTTTCAATATAATCATTATTATTATTTGTATTATTATTTGTATTATTATTTGTATTATTATTTGTATTATTATTGTAGCGATTTCTATTATTATTATTTGCATCATCTAAAGAAAAATCAGGCGTTGGAGGTCTATTACTAATATAACTTGGAATTTCTCTATTACGTGTATTTTCTAATTCTTTTATTTTATCATTATTATTATTATTTAGATTTTTGCTGTTTCTTAATTCAAATTCTGGTCTATGTGACATAACAATATTATTATCATTATCGTTTCTAAAATCAAACTCTGATCTTTGAGATATTTTATTATTATTACTGTTTCTAAAATCAGATCTTTCAGATATTTTATTAGCATTAGTATTTGTGTTATTACTAGTAATAAAATTTGTCATTTTATTAACAATTATATTATTAAATTGATCCATAATTTGTTGTAAATTACTTTTATTTATTCTATTTGTTTCTAATTTATCAAAAGTTATTTTCATAGTTTCAACTAAATTATTTGTTAATAATGTTTTTTGGTCATAATCCAAATTATTTAATTTATTTGTATTAATTATATTTTGGTAATTATTTATAATATTATTTTTTGATAAAAATATATTTTTTAAGTCACTCATTCTTATTATATTATTAATGTATTTAAAACTATTGTTTAAACGTAAATATTATTTTACCATATTATTATATATGGCTAATAATTTTTTAAATAGAAAAAAATTTATTTTAGATTCATTTTATAATAATGATTATAAAGAAGTTAGTTGTAGAAAATCATTAATACATCCGTATATTAAAACATATATAAATCATGTTA